GCCTATGCAGGGTGATGTTAAGAAGTTTAAGGTATATGTTAAGGATCCTTCAACTGGCAACATTAAAAAAGTAAACTTTGGTGATCCTAACATGCGTATTAAGAAATCTAATCCAGCACGCAGAAAATCATTCAGAGCACGTCATAACTGTGCTAATCCAGGACCGCGTACTAAAGCACGCTACTGGTCATGCCGCAAGTGGTAAACTTATGAAAATTAGTGAAATCGTTAGTGAGTCTAAGATACGTAAGGGAACAAGTAACGGACTCCCTAATGTACAATCTTATCCCTACTTAGACAACAACGCTAATCCTTATTTGGCCTATCGATTTGGGATTGAATTAGCAAGTAGTCCAGATCGAGACGTAGAACAACGTGGCCCTATCGGTAGTGAATTTACAACCATTGGATACAGTTCTGCAGATGAAGAAATTATTAATCATGCTGCAAAGAAATTTGGTCTTGACCGTAAAACACACGGCGGAAAAGGCAGTGTCGAGTTAGACAATATAAACAAAAATAGTCCAGTAGCTAAACCTAAACGTAACAAATACGGAGTCTAACATGAACGACTTGGATCAAATGCGCTTTCTCGCCGGTATAACACAAAACGTAGGTAGACTACAAGAATATCAAGGTGACGGAAGCGTACAAACAGACGGTAGTAATATGAGTATTACTGCAAATGAAAAAATTCAATATCAACAAACACACAATGTACGTCCTGGTAGCCCTGAGTGGTTCCAACTGTGGTTTAGTAAACCATATCTGACAGGCGAACGTCCTTGGTAATTTAATTACTAATCTTTAGCCTGGATAAGTACTTACATGGCACAACCGAGAGCAACTGAAAACGTCTTAGTAAAGAAACCTCATACAACTGAGAGCTATACTCAAGAACAACTACGAGAATTCGCAAAGTGTGCAGATCCTATTACAGGACCTGAATACTTTATGAGCAACTACTTCTATATACAACATCCTACCAAAGGTCGTATGTTGTATGAACCCTTTGACTATCAAAAACGTTTAATTAATACATATCATATGTATCGCTATAGCATATCGCTAATGCCTCGGCAAACAGGTAAGTCGACAAGTGCTGCGGGCTACCTGCTATGGTATGCTATGTTTGTGCCGGATAGTACTATTCTAATTGCCGCACACAAGTACACAGGCTCGCAGGAAATTATGCAACGTATTCGATATGCTTACGAAAGCGTACCAGACTATATACGTGCAGGTGCAACCAGCTACAACAAAGGCAGTATAGACTTTGATAACGGAAGTCGTATAGTTTCGGCAACAACTACTGAAAACACAGGTCGTGGTATGTCTATATCACTACTATATTGCGATGAGTTTGCGTTCGTTCGCCCTACCATAGGACGAGAATTTTGGACTTCGATTAGTCCCACACTGGCAACTGGTGGTAAGTGTATTATTACTTCAACGCCTAACAGCGATGAAGATCAGTTTGCTACCCTATGGAAAGGTGCTAACAAGTGCTTAGACGAGTTCGGTAACGAAACTGAAATAGGCATCAATGGATTTAAATCATTTCGAAGCTACTGGAATGAGCATCCTGATCGTGATGAATCTTGGGCCGCACAGCAACGTGCTCAGTTAGGGGACGAGCGTTTCCGTCGAGAGATGGACTGCGAATTTATTATCTGGGATGAAACACTAATTAATCCAAGTCACTTGGTAGAATTAGAAGGAATGGATCCTGTAGAACGACAAGGTCAAGTACGATGGTACAAACGACCAGACCCAACGATGACCTATGTAGTAGCATTGGATCCAAGTTTAGGTACAGGGGGAGATCCTGCAGGTATACAGATATTTGAATTGCCCACATTTAAACAAATAGGTGAATGGCAACATAATCGGACACCGGTACAGCAACAAGTTGGTATTCTAACTGAAATTGTTCGACATTTAAATGAAACTGTAAATCAAAATAATATTTACTACAGCGTAGAGAACAATACTTTAGGTGAAGCGGCATTAATTAGTATTGCAGAAATTGGTGAGGAGAATATTAAAGGTATTTTCTTAAGCGAGCCTAAACGTGCTAATAGTAGTCGTAGATATCGTCGAGGCTTTAATACAACAAACAGCACTAAAATATCAGCCTGTGCTAAACTTAAAAATTTAATTGAAAGTAAGCGTATGACGATTGTTAGCAAGCCACTTATATCTGAACTTAAAACGTTTGTGGCTACTGGTCCCAGTTTTGCTGCTAAACCAGGAGAAACAGATGATCTGGTTATGGCCTTGATATTAGTTGTACGTATGGCAATGATTTTGCAGAGCTTTGACAGCCAAATTGACTACAATATGAAAGACAGTTTAGAAGACATTGTGGAACCTATGCCATTCTTTATACTCTAAGATAAATAATGTTATGAGAGAAATTAATAAAATTGCAGAAAGTCTATTTGAAAAGGTTCGTGACCGATTCGAAGATGTTAGTATCGGAGATGAAGAAGCCAATGCTACACAAAATCCAGAGAACGCACGATTTTTCAATTTTGATTACATCATCGACGGAAAAAATTACGGAAACATTACTTTAAGTATAGTCGACGAAGTCAGTCTGAAAGTTTATTTTAGTAAAAATATCAGTAACAATCTTGATGATGCTGAACGTCGCACATGGTACAGTTTTCTTAAAGAATTGCGTGAGTTTGCTAAACGTAATTTATTAAGTTTTGAACCACGTGATATTACACGATCAACATTAAAACATAGAGATATACAACAAGTATCAAAAGCAGACAGTACTTATACTAAAGATGAGGTTATCGGCGAAGGTCGTATGTACGGCACAAGTCGATCAAGTTACGAAAATAGTGGTCCTGTGCGTATTATTGTACGTCACAGTGATTATGTTGACCCTGAGCAACGTGGCGCACGTAGCCGTAAGATCAAGTCGATCTTTGTTGAAACATCAGAAGGTGAACGTATTAAACTGCCACACAACAATCTACGCTATGCTCGTGCTATGGCACGTCATGTTAGCGAAGGTGGTCAATTAATGGATGACTTCGGTCAGCACATCACACGTATTGCTGAAGAATGTGGTAAACTACGCCCATTTAAAAATGCAGTGCGTCGCAGAACATTTGAAGATGCAGAAACGCAAGCTATGGTTGAAGCAGCATTTGAATACCATAGTTTATTGAATAATACTCTTAAAAGAATGGGCGGACGTAAAGGCTACGACCGCTGTAAAGAAAGTTTCCAAGCTAATGAAGAAACATTAATGGATGACTTTGACGTTGATAGTATGCGTGAACGTTTCGTTAGAAAAACTTACAATGACGCTACGGATCAAGCACTACCGATTGTACAAAAGGCTTATAAAATGAAAAAACAAAATAAATTTGCACAACAATTTGAATCTTGGGCTAACAATGTAGCTGAAGAATGGGAAGGCAGTGATGATGCACAATCTATAGACATTGACGACTTAGCCGACTTAGTTGCTGAAGAACTTCCTATCGGTGTTGACGCTATTAACGCTATTACTGCTATTAGCGGTATTATTAGCAGTGATGAGTTAGAAGATAAATTAACACAGGCTGCACAAGAAAATCCAGAAGCAGATGCTCGTGATGTTATCATGGATTGGATATACAACAATGAGCCAAACGTATATCAAGAATTAATGAACGAGATCGGTGATGTTGACACAGCTGATCAATATGGTTCAGCTGACAGTGGTATGGATGGCCAAGTGAGTGAAGATTATGATGCTTATGCTGATGAAGATCAAATTGAATCAATCCAATCAGCAATCATCCGTAGAATCTTAGGCAATGTTGGTCAACATAGTGAACTACTTAAAAAAGCAGGTCCAGATGGTGTTATGAATGCTGCCCGTGACGTAGCAAGTTTCCACGCACCAGTAGAAGAATTAGGCTCAAGTGACATTAGTGCTATGGTTCGTGAAGTATACAACGAAGTAGGCGTAGAATTTCCAGAAATGAATGAAGCAGACAGTGCTCCGCTACGTAAAACAGCAAGCCCAAGTAAAAAAGCAAAAGATGCAAAATACTACGACTACCTTGCAAGAACATTAGGCGAAGGGCGTATGAAAGAAGTAGCTATGGATATTGAAGAACTATCTAATAAACAATTCTACGCAAAATACAAAATGTCTAAAGATGCAATGAAGGCAAAATTGGCAGAAGGTGTTGGCGATGACTATGTTAACAAGAAAGAAAAATTAGCCAAAGCAGGTGCACACCGTGCTCCTAAACAACCAGAACAAAGTTTTATGGACAAAGTTAAAAGTACAGCAAAAGGCGCTAAGGCATGGGTTCAGGGCAAAGATGACAGCATGTACGAAAGTGATGACGATGAACGTAAATTAGAACGCTATCATGAACTAATTAAACAAGGCATGGATCCAGATGATGCCGAAGTTGAAGTGTTTAATAACGAAGGCGACGAACATAGCTTATCAGAGATGCGTAGATTGGCAGGACTCAAGTAAAATAACAATAATAAATCAATTAAGAAGGCACTCAAGGGTGCCTTTTGTTTTGGCTAAAATAATTAAAAATATCTCTTGAGAGATAAATAATAATAGCGTACTATATATAAATGCATAGTACGTTTAGGCATATTAAAGACCAACTTAAATTAAAGGAAAAACATTATGGCAACATCATTAGCAGAAATCCGCGCAAAGTTACAAGCGCAAGAGTCACGTGGTACAGGTGGTAATTCACAAGGCGGTGGTGACAACGCAATCTACGCACACTGGAATATTGCAGAAGGGCAAAACGCTCGCATTAGATTCCTTCCAGATGCAGATCCAAAGAACACATTTTTCTGGGCTGAACGTTTAATGATTAACCTGACATTCGCAGGTATTAAAGGTCAAACAGATAGTAAACCAGTTACAGTACAAGTACCATGCGTAGAAATGTATGGTGAACAATGTCCAGTACTTGCAGAAGTACGTACATGGTTTAAAGACGCTTCATTAGAAGAAATGGGTCGTAAGTATTGGAAAAAGAAATCATACTTGTTCCAAGGCTTTGTACGCGACAATCCTTTAGCTGATGATCAAACTCCAGCTAATCCAATCCGTCGCTTTATCATTAGCCCACAAATTTTCAACTTGGTCAAATCAGCATTGATGGATCCAGAGTTAGAAAACTTACCAACAGACTACGCAGGTGGTTTGGACTTTACTGTAAG